ACGACCCTCCCGGAAGCGCCGTCACCGACATGCGCGCTGATCACACCGTCAACGGAGACTATCGTGCTGCCGTCCACCCTCACGCCACCAAGCACATCCGTGGACGCCACAGGCAGCGTGTAGGCGTTCGCGCCCCGTTCGACCGAAGCGAGCTTCGACCGTTCGCCATCGGTCATCATGCCCGACTTGGCACTATCGGCCACGGTCTTGGCGGCATCGGCGACGTTCCTCGCATCCTCGGCGGTCTGATTCGCCTTGCCGATCTGCGCCGCGAACCCAGAAGCCGTCCTGTCCGCCGACTCGGCGACCTGCCTGACGGCATCCAAATCCTCGGAAGCGACCTCCGCGCTGATCGTGCCGCCTGAAATCGACAGGCCACGACCAGCCGTCAAAGACACGCCACCACCGGTCGAACCACCGGAAGACGAAGAGGAAGAACCGGAATAGTTAGCGTTCGCCGACTGCACCGGCAGCCCGACCTCGAACGTCGAAGTCAAAATCCCGGAATCGATTTTCACGATCCGCTTCGTCACCACGGCGGTGACGTTGACGCCGGAAGCCTGATCCGTCGCAACAATCTTGTCATCCACACGCAGACCGTCGCCGACCTCATCGGACAACGTCACCTCGACCGACCCACCGGTCTGCAATTCCTGCAGATGCTTCTTCGTCTCGGATTGCAGCGTGCCCAAATCCGCGTTGGAATAGTCGTATGTGGCGCATACTTCATCGGCTCCAACGAGCGTCTGCGTCTGACTCACCACGCCGGTCGCGTCGGCGAAATAATTAACCACCAGACGGTTCTTGAGCTCCTGCGAGCCAAGGCCGATGAGATGATTCACCGCGCGACGGTTGGTTTCGGCCTTGAAATCCACCAAGTCGGAATCGATCGTGTTGTCGATGATGCCGACCGGCGTGATGCCAAGCAGGATGTGATTATCCTTGGCCTGGAAGTCGAGGCGTCTGCCGCAGGATGCGAGCAGATTGCGGAAGCCTGTGTAGGCGTCCACATAACGTGGATTCTGGAACATCCAATGCGACAAAGTGGAGGCATCGGAGGAATCGACGGTGAACACCGAATCCAAACCGATGCGCTTCAAAAGGCTTTTGAGGATGTCAGGCAGCTTGCCGGAGACGGTCAGGTAATCCTGATTCGCGCCCGGCTGCAATATCTTCGCCGCCAACATTCCAGTCCACGATTGGCCGATCCACGTGGCCGTGGACACGCCACCGGAAACAGCCACACGACGGTCGACGATCCGGCCGCCCACGTCACTGCCGTCAATCCAGAAATACCAGCCACGTTCGATTTCCGGCGCATCCGGATCGTCGATGGTCAGTTCGAAATCGTTTTCGTCGGTGCCGCAAGCCCAATCCAACGTCACCTGCGATACGCTCGCACGTGGCGTCAGCTTGCCATCGGCGAGGATAACGTCAGCCATGGCACACCTCCAGAAACGTCAAACATGGTCAAATCGATGCCATAATTGCCGGAAACCGTCAACAGCGAATCTCCGGCCGGTATCGGCTCGAAAACATATGAGCCGCTTCCACTGCCGTTGCCGCGAACGCCCTTGCCGAAAACATCCGAAACGTCGCCGTTTTCGGCCGTCAACGTTATCGTCTTCCGTAATCCGGTGGCCGACAGTGACATATGACCGCCTTCCGGCACTGTCACGTCAACCGCGTAAGTGTTGCCGCCAATCTGGAAAGACGGATTGACGCAAGGGCCGAAAATGACCGCAGTGAACTCAGCGGCCTTGCCGGTCGGATTATGCACCGTCAAAGCGATTCTCGACGGGGCCAAATCGGTCGGCAAGTCCAGTGGAAGGTCAATCTGCGAGCCGGCGCCTGCCGTCATCGGAAAGAAATGCTGCACCGGCAGCGCGCGACGCCAGACGCCATCGCAAAGGACAATCGTGTAATCGACTTGCGCGTATTCCGGCCATGGCACCAGACCGAGCGAAGAACCGACGACATACGCCCGCTGGGACCATTCGCCGTCGACTGTCAACATGCCCGGCGTAACCGCCTGCACGTCAGCATCGAAAGCCGTCTGAGCGGCATCCAATACGGCTGGCGTTTTGGTGCGGACGGTCATTTTCGCCGTCGAAGCGTTTCTGCTCACCGATTTGATGCCGCGAGTGACCAGCGTGTACGTCCATGCGTATCCGCGCATTTCCTGCAGGTCAGCCACCCACAGATCATCGGCGTTGAGGTCGATGACCGTGCCATCATGCGACGTGTATTCAAGCTCGCGCATATTTTCGGATCATCCTTCCCAGGTCTCGGTCGCTGATGGACGACGTGTCGGCCGAGGCGCTGATAATCGCGCCAAGATCGTTGTGCAGACTTGTGATCGCAGCAACGACGGCACGCGTATCCACCTGCACGGAAACATCCGGCATGCTGTGACTTGTCATGAACGCCTCGCGAGGCACGCGCATCTCGTTGATGGCGCGCATGGTCTCAAGCCCGTAATAGTCGACAGCGGCAGCCCTGTGCGTGTACTCGCCCGCGGCGAGACGCGCGTTGAGCAGGTAGACGCTGTCGCTCAAACCATTGCCGGGCGCCCACGCGGGGTCCACATAACCTGAGAACATGCCACCTCCGGCGAAATGCTGGAACGTGCCGTCGGTGAACATTCCACCGGTGTAGCCACCCTCCTTCTTCGTTTTCTCCGTGACGGTGAAGCTCTTGTCCGCGATCTTGAAGTTGTTGATGGAGCGGAGCACCGGAGTAGCCTGGTCGTTGACCGAGGCGGTGCTCTTCTTGTCGTTCAGCTTCTTGCGGTTGACGGCGTCTACCTTCGGTCCGGCCTTGTCGGTCGAATCGAGGGTGTTCTTCTTGTTGTTGAGCCTCTTCGCGTTCGCGGCGTTCGTCTTCGGCGTTGCCCTATCGGTGGAATCCAAGGTGTTGCGCTTGTTTGACAGTTTCTTCGCGTTGGCCTTGTCTACCTTCGGCGAGGCGTTGTCCTTCGCGTCAAGTCTGGCTGTGGCTTTCTTTCCGTTGAGCTTTCCGATGTTCTTGGAGGCGGTGTTCGCCTTCTTGGATGCCTTGTCGGTCGCGTCCAGTGTGGCCTTGACGTGGGTCTTGTTGAAGGCCTGCATCATCTTCTGCGCCTTCTTGGCGCTGGCGGTGGCCTTCTTGTCTTCGGCTTCGAGCTTGGCCTTGGCGATCTTCTTATTGAATTTGTCGACGTTGGTCTCGGCGGTCTTGGTCTTCTTCTTGGCCTTGGAGTCGTCGACGTCGAGCTTCGCCTTGTTGCCATTGGCGGCTTTTTCGATTGACGTGATGCTGGACCGGATGTGAGATGAGCTCAAGCCCCAGCGATCGGCGAGGTCGTTGGCGGCCTGTTCGCTCATGCCGGACGCTTCGGCCTGTCGGATGACCGCTTCGCGAGCGTCCTGCAACACCACTCTGGCGCGATTGAGTTCGCCGTTGCTGAAGTTGGTGTTCTCGCCCTGCTTAAGAATCTTCTCCGCAGCGTTCTGTGCGCTGCTGGCAATGTCCTCCAAAGCCTGCTTGGTCTTGGTGCCCTTCTCGGAGAACTTGTCGAGCAGGTTGCCGTTCTGGTCGAACACCACGCCGTTGTCCTTGCAGGTGTCTGACAGTTCGCCGATCTTCTGGTTCAGCTGGTCGACAGCCTCGTCTGCGGTCAGATTGCCGGACTCCAAACCAAACAGAGACTTCACGAGGTCGTCGATTTCCTCGGACGCGTCCGAGGCGGAATCGGCGAGATCCTTGTTCGCGCTGGCCTCATCCTTCGTGGATTTCGCCGCGCTATTGGTTTTGCCATCGAGTTCGTCCAACGCCTTGGACTTGTCCTTGGCGCCTTTCGTGCCCTGCTGGTAGGCGGTGGTCAGGGCGGAAAGGCCGTCGCGCAGCGCGGTGGCCTTATGTGACCCGCTGCCAAGGCTGGAGCCGAGCTTGTCCGCCGCCGAGTTGACCAGCTTGATGGCCGTCTTGTTGCCTTCGGCGGCCTTAGTCATGGTGGTGATGCTGATGCCGGCCTCGCTCATCACGTCGGTCAGCTTCTTCGATCCGGTGATGCCCTGCTCGATCGCACTGAGCCATCCCGGTTCGCCGTGGAAGGTGCCGACATCCATATTCTGCAGCTGGTTGACCAGCGCCTCGTGGATAGCGCTGGCTCCATTGGCTGCGGCTGACTGCACTTCCTGCACCGCCTGCTTGGTATTCTGCGCGGCCGTCATGAAACCGGTGAGCGCCGTCGTGGCAATGCCCAGGGCGATGCCCCACGGACCTCCCATAAGTGAGATGAGCCCGTCGGCAACACTGTGGAACCCCTTGGATCGGAGCGTGGCGGAATCCTCCGCAGTGCCGAACGATTCCAACTGCTCCTGCGCGCTCTGACCGCTCGCGCGGAACATCTGGAAAGCGGTCTGCGCGGATGCGAGCGCCGTCTTGACGCGTTGAACCGGGTCGATAGCCAAGCCGATATTGTTGGCCATCGTGCTGGTGCTGCCGTTGAGATTGCCCGCGGCCTTGTGCACCGCTCCGAACACGCCGGCCAATGATGCCATGACCACGAGCGTCTGCTGCACGCCTGACGGCAATCCCGCGAACGTGTCAACCAGCGTATCCAAGCCCTGCACCATCTTGCGCAAAGGCCCCTGAGCGCCCTCGCCGACGGAAATCATCAGGGACTCCATCGAACCGCCAAGATTCTCCAGATCGCCCTTGAGATTATTGTTCTTCGCGGCGGCCTGCTCGGCGGCGTAGCCGCTTTCGGACACGGCCTTCGTCCACTTGTTGACACCGGATTCGCCGGCCTCGTACAGGTAGTTCGCGGCCTTGATGGCATAGCTGCCGAAGATGGTCGCGTTAGCCTGGTTGCGCTGCTCGTCGGTCAAGCCTTTTTCGGCCTTCTGCAATTGTCCAGCGAACTTAGCCATGCCGACGAAGTGGCCTTGCGCGTCATATGCGCTGATGCCTAATTCCTTCATCGTGTTGGACGCTTCGGTGGACGGCGCGGCCAGTTTCATCAGCATGCTGTTCAACTGGGTGCCGGCCTCGGCGCCGATGGTGCCGTTCTGCGCGAACAAAGCGAGCACGCCGGTGGTCTCCTGGATGTTCATGCCGAAGCTATTGGCCTGCGCGCCGCAATTATTCAACGCCTCGCCGAAATCGGAAACGTTGCCGACGGCCTTGCCCGCGCCGGCCGCGAGCGTGTCGGCCACCTGAGAAGCCTGCGAGCCCTTCAGATGGAACATGGAGAGCGCGTTGGCCATGTATTCGGCGGCATCGCCTACCGCCATGCCGTCCGAGGCGGCCAGATTCAACGCTCCGGTCAATCCGCCTGTGAGGATGTCCGTGACGCTCATGCCGGCCTTGCCGAGGTCGTTGATCGCGTCGGCTGAATCGCTGGCGCTGTACACGGTGCTCGCACCGGCTTCGATGGCTGCGGCACGCAGCTGGTCCATTTGTGCGCTGGTCGCGCCGGTGTTGGCCTGGACGGTGCTCATCTGCTGGTCGAAGTCTGCGGCCATCTTGACTGCGGCCACGCCGAAAGCGGCCACGGCCAGTCCGGCTGCGGTCATGCCGCTGGCGATGAGCGCGGACTTGCGTCCGGTGTGTTCCATGCCCGAAGCGACCGTTTTCGCGGTGCTTCCGGCGCGGGTCATCGCCGCCTCATAGGAGGCTGTGTCTGCCATCAATCGGATGACGATGTTCTTGTTCTCCGCCAAAGCATCCTCCAAAATGTCAGGTCAAATGCGCCACCAAGGCGTTCGCGGCCGGATTGTCCCTGCCGTTGGCCTCCGTCCACTGTTTCATGGCCTGCTGCATGTGCGCAGTGGCCCAGCAGACGCTGGTTTCGGCATGCAATGTAAGTTCGCTCTTCGGGTCTTGGCAGATCGTGCGAGGCAAACCGCACATGGGGCATAATGACCGTTCGTATTCCGCCAACGAGCGCATCCAATTGCGTTCCGTCTCATCCCATTCGACCTCATCGCCCTTACTCGGACGCCAGCCCATGAAACGCTTATAGCTGATGCCGAGCTGGCGGCAGATCTTAAGGTCCTCGACTAGCCGCGGAGAACCTGCGAGGCGAGGTCGAATGCCGCTTTTGGGTCCGCTGCGGTGCCGTTCAGTTCGGCGATGGCCTGCCAGATCGGAGTGAACTGGCCATCGGTGAGTTCGTCGAACAGATTGCGCCACGCCTGTTCGGTCTTGTCCTCGTCGGCCACCGGTTTGCCGCCGATGGTCGCGGAATCAAGCATGAGCGGCAATGCCGCGGCGGCGGTGCCGAACATGTCGTTCGTGCCGTTGTCATTGCGGTGCGCGGCCAATGCCTGCGCCCACTTGCTCACCGGCAATGCCCGCAACGTGAGCTTCAATGTCTCCGCATCGGCCTGTTCGCGCAGCTCTTCGATGCGCCGCGCGGTGGCCTTCGCCTGCCGGTTCGTCCCAGCCTCCGTGACTCGCTCGCGCGTGGTCTCCTCGGCCAGCGCATCACCCAATCGCGCAATATCCTCGGCGGTCTGCTGGTTGAGGATGACATCGACCTCGCGCGTACGCCTGGTGACTTTAAACATATGTGTTCCTTCGCTCTAATATTCATGTCCCTTTGCCGGAAAAGAGGAAAAAGAGGTTCCCGCACCGGCGAAAGGGACGAAAGTCCGATGCGGGAAGAATCAATCAGGCGACCTTCACGTTCTCCGCCCAGCCTGGAGCGCGAACGGAGAAATTGACCTTGCTGCGCAGCACGCTGTTCGCGGCAATCGCCACCTTGGCGCTCATGCCGATGCGGACAGCATACACGTTCACCGTATCTCCGGCGGCAAAAGCATCATCCGTCTGCTTGCCATAGCGGCGCACGAAATAGCCTTCCGCACCCTCGGTCAACGTCTCCATTGCCACGTTTTCCGTGGAATGCGAAGTGTTGGTGTTGTCGATGACCTCGATGCTTGAACCGCTGATCTTCTTGCGTCCGGGATTCTCATAATCCTGCGCGCTGTTCTCTCGCTGGTCGGAGATGGACTCCTGCGACGGCGAGCACGACCAGCCGCCCATGGTGACGTAGTTACTCAGGTCGGTTCCGGCGTTGATCTCGTCGGCGGTCGGCTTCTGGATGTTTTCGATGGACGGTACCCAGATCGTGTTGACCAGACCGTCCGCCGGTGTGGAAGGAACTTCGGTTCCAAGAGTCAAAACCATGACTCCTCCTTAATATTTGATGGTCACATGCGTGACCAGTTGAATTTGAAAGTCAGAAGACGGCACTGGTAAAGCAGCGCCGTGTCCTCTGCGGTAAGTCCGGCCGCATAAGCGCCGGAATCGGAGAACAACGTCAGACAGCCGGTGTCGAAACCCTGCGCGATGAACCTTTTGCCAGCAAGTCCTGGAATCATGAGGTCATCGGCCAGCACGTTGACGGAATCGGCCGTGGTGCTCACGATGCGCACCAGCAAAGTGCCGATGCCGCAATGCACATGCTGCGTTTCGCCGACGATATGGCCGTTGGTCGTGACCGTCTCAATCACCCACGGCGGCTTGTCGGTCGGCTTCGGGGCGGTCTGCCGGTACACGGCCCAGCCCGTCGCCGGCTTCGGGATATGGTCGAGGATCGTGTCGGTCAACGTCATGATCGACGTCATTTAGACCACCTCCACGGCGGCACGCGCCACGTATTCCGCAAGCTTCGGCAATTCTTCCTCGCCATGCTCGTAGAATCGGTGCGTTCCACCGCCCTTCGCGGTGCCGAAGAACGCGATGTTCGCGAGCGAACCCGCTCCGCCTTTGGTGGGTCCTATCTCGGCGGTGATGCGTCCGGGCGTCTCGCTCACCGTGTAGGTGATCGGAATGCTGCGGAACGCCTTGTTGCCTGAGCCTTTCAGGTCGTCGCGAATCGAGTTCTTGACGTTCTGCGCGCCCTTCTTCACAGCTGCGGAGATCAAGGCGCGGCGAGCCACGCCCTTGGCGAGCAGCGAGTCCCCGAAGGCCGTCAACTGCGATGCGTCGAACAGTCCGCGCATGCGTCCTCCTTCACGTTCCACCGGCAGGCGGTGGCGTGCGTCTTCTCGCTTTGAGGCGAGACGAGCCTGAACCGCCTGCCGACGAGCAGCGGATTAGCGGATTCCGTGACTTCCACCACGTCACCGGCGCGAAGGCCTGGAGTGCCGTATGGAAAATGCACGTACAAAGACCAGACCAATGAGGCGGCGCCCATCGCCTGCGCCGCACTGCCCTCCACATTTTCCGACGCAAGGCCACCGGAGGTCTGCACCTTGCAGTGGCCGACATACACTTGCGTGGAATTCGGCCTGACCTCACCGGTGGCCGGATCCGTCACGGCTTCGCCGGGACGCACCACAGTGCATTCGTCGGTCATGAGCGATTCCGCGTTTTCCCGAGCACGCTCCAACACGGAAGCCGTCAGCATAGGCCGCGCCTTCCAACAGGGGCTATCGTGAAAGCGCCGGAAGCGCCATAGCCGGACGGTTCCAAAAGCTCCCACTCACTGTCCAGCAATGTGATCGTCGGCATGCTGTTCGTGGTGCCTACCGTTTCCTGATAGTCATCGATTCTGGTGCTTTTGGATGTCGCCGCTTCCGGATTGCGGGCATACCGTGCGACGGCCAGAGCCTCAACCAGATCGACGGTGCGCTGCGCGAGCCTGCCGCCAATAATGATCTGGTCGAGATTCGGATACCTTTTGCGGATCGCGATTTCGGCAAGCTCGATCCACGACGTGAGCTGATTGGCCTCAAGCGGATCCGTGACCTGCCGTCCGAGCTGTTTCGCGACATCGTCAACAGAGGCTGTCATGGTGGCATCCTGCCGTCAGGCGGTGATGACCGCGAACTTCTTCTTGTCGCGCACGATGAAGCCGATTTCCGCCTCTACCAGGAATGCGATCATGTTGCGCTGCCAAAGGTTGATCTGTTTGCCGCCATCGTTGATGGTCGCCTGGTCGGAAATCTTCATCTTGATTCCCTCCACGGTGCCATACATGGCGTAGGTCCAGTCTCCTGCGACGCCGAACACCTCTTTCGCCGCGGAAATGTTGTGCGTGGCATCCGCCTTGATTTCCGGCACGTGCCCCCAGGGGGACTTCACGACCCTAGCGCCGAACAGTGTGCCGATTTCGGTTGACTGGCTCGGCACCAGCAGTGGATGGTCGTTTGCGTCAGTGGCTTCCAGGACTTTCGCCAGGCCGTGCGGAGACAGGGCGATGCCGTTAAGGTCGCCATCGTTCGTGAGGACGGTGGTGGCGATTTTGGCGAAATTGGCGTACTTGCCAGAGCCGATGCTGACGGTCTGAGCGTCCTTCAACGTGTCCATGTTCTCGGTGGACGGAGCGGTAATCAGACCGGTGAGAAAGGTCTGGTCGATTGTCTGGGCGATGCTCTGAGCCGCCTTTTCTTTGATTCTCGACCACAGGGCGCTCTTGTCGCGGACGAACTCTTCGGAAACCGGGACGATCTTGGCGACCTTGAACGGCTTCATGACGCGGGAACCGATGGTCGGCTTGTCGACTGGCTTCTCGTCGGTCTCTCCAACCCATTTTGCGGCCGACATGTCGCCAAGAGTATCGTATTCCATGCCGGAACCGGGTAGTTTCACTCCGGTTGCGAGCTGGGTGACGGCGGACTGTTTGAAAACACCAGTCCAAATCTCATTGGACTGTTCCGGCGTCAGGTAGACGCCGGAGGTGGAACGGCTCAGATCGAGCGCGGTCATGGTTTCCTCCTTAAAGGATGGTTGAAATATGTTTTAGAGGCCGAGGGCCGCGAGCTGCGATCCGAACACCGCGGCGTTCGCGCTTGTCCTCGATTCGCCCTCATGCGTGGCTGGCTTCGCATCGAACAGTTGCTGCAGCGAACCATCAGCTGGCTCCGTCTGCGCGGGAACGCCTAAATCCGGATATTCGCGCAGTATGGCGTCGATGGCCTTGTCTATGGCCTTCTGGTCGCTTTTGGCGTCCACTCCCTCCACGAGTCTCGTTGCGAGCTCAGGATGTTGGAGTTTGCCGATCGCGGCCTTTTCGACGTTTGCGTTGAATATCCGTGTTTCCAATTCGGAGATCTTGGCTTTCAGCGTTTCGACCTCGTGCTTTGAGGCTTTCACTGCGGCCTTCATGCGGTTCAGGGCTTTCTTGCCTTTGTCTCCGAGTTCGGCTTCGCCTTCGATTTCCTCGCCGGTGGTTCCCGTTTCAGTGGTTTCCGGGTCCGGTTCGGACTGCTGCAGTTCTTTGCTGGTCTTCGGCTCTTCCGTTGCGGGAGCGTCGTTGACAAGATTCTGCAATGCTTCTTCGGCCTGAGCGCGAGTCGCGGTTGCCTGCGTAGACTGCGACGCCGCAGAGACGTTCGAGTCTCCGGATACCGGCGAGCCGACAGTTGTGTTGGTCGTGTTCGATGCCGAATCAGCGGTTGCTGTTGCTGCTGCGTCAGCCATATGTTGTTGTCCTTCCGTTGCGGTTGTTTTCCGCCGCAAGCGGATTGCCCGTCCTGCGGTCTTGAAAAATCTGGTCGGCTAGAGTATCCAGCCGTAGTCGTAAAGCATCTGACGTGGATCCTTGCCGGTCCGCGCGCAAATGTCGTAAATCGTTTCGGGCATGAGTCTCGGCCGGTCTGCTTTCATGTACCGGCCTCCATGCTTCACGTATTCCTTCGCGTATCCGGCGCTTATCATGCGAGATGATGCGAGGCCGCGTTTGGTCATGCCTTCCGTCGTGTACTTGACGTTGCGCCCATACAGTTGCGCCGCCGACACGCTTCCGGAACGCCGATAGGCATTGACGAGCTGGTTCAGGTCGGCGCCGTCCTTCCACGCACGGGCGTTCGCCCTGCTGCCAAGCGTCTTCGCCAGCTGACCGTCGGACAGGCCGTCAAGGTATTCGTTGGCGCTCGTAACGGCAGTGTTCGGCGTTTTGGATGTCGGTATGGCGATGCAATCGCAGTTCGGATGCCTCTCGAAAGGTTCGCTGCCGCACGGGCGTCCAGCCAGGACAACGCACCTGCCGCAACTTGGCGGAGTCAATCCACGCACGTAACCGCAATGCACATATCGGCTTCGTCCTGCCACCATCGCGGCCGAACGTTGCGTATCAGCAAGCAGCGTTCGAGAGCGTTGAACCAATTCCATTTCGATGACATGGAGCGCGATGTCCGTCGAGCCAACGCTGGAAACGACACGTTTTCCTTTGACGACAGCACCCCACATGACGTCGATCGTGTTCATGCCGTTTCCATTCACACCGACCCACTGGCGTGGATCCACCGTATACTCCGGAAATCTGTCCACGCCATCCAATGACGCCATCGCCAAAGGCGTGGCCGTCATCGCCTCACGTGCCGTCTGCAACTGCGCCGAATCCAGCAGGCGGAACATTTCGGGCATGCAGGAAGCATATGATTCGCCGAAATCATCGGAGGCGTCACGCCGCCATAGCGCCGCCAGCCGGACGGCCAGACGATTGCTGCGCCGTCTCAGGTCGCTCGCCTGCCGTCGTGCCGCCGTCGGCAACGTCTGACCGTAAGCCATCGGGCACCTCCGGTTTCACGTAGCCCTGCATCCAGCCTTCCTCGTCGGATTCAAGCAGCTTCTTCGCACGCGCGATCTTCTCCGGCCCCCATCCAAGCTCCTCCCATGCCATCTCACGAGGCATGAGAGGCCTGCCCGTCGGGTCGGCCGTCGCAAACAGTTTCGTCACCGCATCGGCTCGCTGTGCCACGGTTGGCGTGCCAGCGTCATACCAGAGCGCATCGGCGTCGTCGAAGGCGCTCATGGCTTTCTCCCCACGCAGCAATCCGGCGACAAGACGGCATGTCTGCACCGCCTGCCGTCCCAATGTCCGCTGATCGCGTTCGATGCTCTTCACGAGCTTCGCTTCACGCGATCGAATCGCATCTGCTGATGCGGCATCATCGGCGGCCAAGCCGAAATAGTTCGGAGGCAAACCGGTGACACCGCTCGACAAGCGAGCGTAAAGGTTCACCATGCGTTCGAAATTCTCCATGCTTGAGCTGGAAAACTCGAAAGTTTTCGCATTCGGATTGCCTAAAGCCCAAATCCTGCCGAAATACGCTTCCCACGTGGTCAAAGGTTTGCCTTCATCGTCCACGAAGTCGCCCTTGGTCGCGCCAAGCACACCGCGCTGGGGGACGGCATGGGTCTCCTGAGCCACCTGCGCATTCGTCAGATCTCGTGCGCACGCATCGGTCAGGTCGATGACATCGGTGAGCGCACTGGTACCCCGCAGCCGCGGCCACGTCTTATGCAAGGGAATCGTGGTGCGCGGATTGCGGTAGGCCGGAACCACCGGCACTATGCCGAGCGGATTCTCAGCCACGGAACGCACCTGATAGTTCGTGTCGATCGTGTAAGTGCGGTCGGGCAAGTACAGGCGCCAGCCGACAGTACTCATGAAATCGTAATCGTCAACGTCACGATACCGGCGCAATGCCGCATCAAGCCGCCCTGTCACCGGATCACGATGGGCGAGAATGTCAATCGGACTCACATTCTCGATGTGCAAGCCGGTTTCGTCGTTCTCCACGGTCTTGAACGACCGTCCAAACACCTCGAAATCAAGATAACTGGTCTGGTCCTCGTCCAAACCGCTGGACCGCCAGAAATCCCACGCATCATCAGCCAGTTTGAGATTATCTCCGACGCGAAACCCCTTGAGGTCAAGTCTGTCCACTCGGCTTTCGGCCACGACGCGAGGCCAGTTCACGATGACCGTGAACCGTTCCAATTCCGGAGGAATCGCCAATCCAAGCTGCCGCAAATGCTGTTGGCCATCCACATACCGGTCAAGCCTGCCGAACATTTCAGCCGCCCCGTAAAGCTGGTCGGAGAGCCGACGAAGCATATCCTGTGCAGCATCAGGCAACCAAGCCATCGAAGACCTCCTCCACTAACGGAAAACAAAGACTTTGCTGGACTCGGAGCCCCAGCCCAACGCGCGCATGTCCGATGCCGCCTCGTGTGCGAGGATGTCGGCCATGGTTATGTCGATTTTCTGGTTTTCGCTCGGCTTGCCGAGCACGTACTTGTCGCCTGGCTTCGCAACCTTACGCGCCGCCATCATGTGCAGCCGAGCCATGCGATCATTGGAATGCGTCGTGGAATGGTCGGCGGTGTCCTCCATGAAGCGGGTGAGCGCGTCGAACATGCGTCCTATTCGGTTCGTCGGCCAAGGCACCACAATATCCTCGCCATACTGGTACGCCCACGCCTCAACCTGCGTTTCCCACGGATGCGGGTCACAGTAGAATCGGCGCACCTTGTACCTGTCGAACATTTCGGACACGCAGGCATCCACCTCACTGCGAGGAATGCGCCCCTCCCACTCGACAGGATTCCAATAGGATGGCCTGCCGGACGGTCCATAGGTCGGCGTCCAACGCCACCCGTCCAACGTTTCCGCACGCAATGCCGTCCAGTCGCCGGATTGCGAGCCATCGAAGCCAAGACAAATCTCAGCACCCGGCTCAGGTGGCTGACGGTCAACCATCGTGCCATCGTAAAGCGGCTCAGGCATATACGAACCTAAACCCTGCACGATCTCACAACCGTAGAAACGTCGAGCCTGCGCCGGATCACGGGCCATAAGCTCGGTAGCGGTCGCTTCGACCTGATCGAGCGGCACCCACGGACTGCCAGAGTAGACAAATTCGAGAATCTTCCGCCTATCCTGCGGATCCGCGAAATCCAATGAGGGGTCATGCTTCGGAAAGAACTTCATAATGTCCGTGGCTGTGGATTCGTAGGTCATCTGACCGAAACTTGCGTCCATCGGGTCCCACGGATTCGTCAATTCCAGCATGCGGCCATCCATGGCCATAGCGCCACGCATCACCGTGTCGCCGACCTCGAACATGCCGCTGCGACGAGTCCAAATGCCGGATTCGTCGCCGAGCACGAAGTTCACTGGATTGCCCAGCTTCGAGTGCGCGGAAGCCGTCACAGGGTCGATGCGACCGCCGTTCGGAAGGCGGATGAAGCCTTCGCGAACCTTCATCAGGTCGGACAGGTGACCATTGCGCACCATCGACTGCAAAGGACGGTAGACGTTCGCCGTCTGCTCTTCGGAAGTGGCGAGCAGCTGAATCAAAGCGGTACGACGTGGCATGCCCATCGGCTCACCAGGTGAATACACGTACTCGAAACCGCAGGAGCAGCCCCAATCGGAGCAGCGGAACGTCTCGCCACCACGCGCCCATCCACAGAACACGCATGGGCCGACACCCTCAAAAGCAGCAACAGCCGCACCGAACGGAGACTTGCCAAGCTTCTGACCGCCGACGATCTGACCACGACGCCACTTGAACGCCGCAGCCTGACGAGGCCGAGCCGGATCATACACCGCATCAGGCTTCACCCGATAAAAATCGATGGCGTTCTCCAGCTGCCAGCCGACCAGTTCGAACGGCTTGCCCAGGTCGAAGCCGTTTGGGACCACGCAATGCCAAGCAATCCAGTCAGCGAACAGAAAACCAAGCGACTTCGGCATCTCCGGCGTCCCTGGCATCAGCCATCACCTCGAATCGGTCAGTGTCCCATGTTTCTCAAGACCGCCCGCGATATGCGTTTCTGCGCCCTCGTGTATGTCTGGTTGGTGATTTCCCTCTTCGTCGCCTCGCCGAAGGAATTCACGAACGTTTTGCCGTGTTCCGTTTGTTGCGTTGGTTGGCGGCGTGTCTGTTCGTCGGAGATTCTGTCGCGCTGTGCTCTGGCGGTGCGGAATGCCTTGGAAGCCTCTTGGTATTTGTCGTAGTTCGCCTTGGTCGCCTCCGGGAACACACTTTCCGGCATGCGCTGGTTGTACTGCGTGGCTCCGTGCGCGGTCCTCTGCATGATGCGCGATGCGGCATCCATGCGTTTTCCCGCATCGCGCATCATATTGGTGAGATCAGAATCGCTTACGGATGAGAGGTCAGTGGCAGAGCCTCCCCCTCCGCCGCCATGTCCGCCACGGCCTGCGCCCGAGCTCGATCCTCTTCCGCCCATTTCTTCATCCTTTCCGTATTGCTGTTTTTGTATGCGAAAACTTCGATGCCACCGAAGTCGAAAAACGGAATGGCATCTCCGTAGAGGAGAATCTTTTCCGGTACGAGCCTGTCGAGCGCATATCGCATGCCGAGTCGCCAATAAAGTTCTGCCGTCGGATTGTTATTCGCTCCGACCGTGCTTACCGCGACTGTGGAGTTGTTTGGAATGCCTGAAAAGCAGTACTGGAATGACTCTGGACCCGCCCATTGAAGTGTTGGGATGACTTTCAGCCCGCAGGCCTGCCAGTATGCTCCGATCAGACGGCTTCGGAAGACGTTATAGATCTTCATCGCTTCCGGCATGTCCATGTATGTGCTGAAATCAGGTGTCAGCACACACTGGAAGCGTTTGAGCGGCGCGATGTATCTGTCCGGCTGGTTCCAGACCCTCTGAAACTGATAGTCATCGATGAAGAAATGGATTCCGCAATGCTTGACTGTCTTTTTGCCGGTCACGTAATTGAAGCCCATCAACGTGTCGGGGGGGGTGACGTCCTGTTTTGCAAGCATTGGCATGCCGTATCGGCCAACCGTCCGCACATTTTCCAGCAGCGGAAGATTGTATTGACGCATCGTCCGCATCCGCGATCCGTTAATCACCATGCTCCTCCAGATAACGCGTCTTGGCGCTTTTGAACGGAATCACCTTCGCCGAAGACCGCGAAGGCTTCGGCGGTTCGCATTCGTCATCCACGATCGTCCAGCCGTTGAGCCTCAAACCTTGTGGCGTGAGGCCTATGGTGTCGGCATATCTGGCCAATGTGGCACGGTCAGCGGCCTTCGCCTCCGAAGACTCGCACAGTACGAACTGCCTCACGTACAGGGCAATCGTCGTGAACATGTATCCATAACGCGGCATATGCCATGCGATTGCCTGCGGCAACCGCCACAGGTCACGCCACAATTCACGCTCACGCCGATTCCACGCCTCCGTAGCCTTCTCGTCGCGCTCCTTGTGAAAACCGTCATCATCCTTCCAAGTGTCCCAAATCGTCCACTCGGACAGCGGAAAAGCCTTCGGACGGTAATGATAGCCACGAGACGAAAGCGGAAGAATATCAGCGCCAAGACCACGCGCGTCCGACCGGGCGCTGGACGGGTCGGGCATCGGACCGGAGCGTGTGCGTGCGCCACCATGCGTTGCCATGCGACCTCCAATCCTCGAACCGGAAAAATTACGGTCTCGGCCAGTCCGTCAAATATTGAACTATCCGCGAACTTGCGAGTCCCCTCACCGGCGGTCTTGGCCTTGCCGTTCAGGGTCCCCCCCCTAGGGGTGTTGGCGGGTTGGTTGATCGTATTTTTTCCTGTTTTGGCGTGTGTTTTGTTGTTTTTGTTGTGTGTGCTTGTTTGGCTCGTCCGCTTGCGTTTGATTCGTTTGTGTCGTGTCGTGTTTGCGTTCGCGCTTGCCTGTTGGCTGCGACTGTGGCTGCTGCTGTGGCTTGGCTTAGTGTCGTGTCCAGTGTTCGGTGCTTGCGGTTGCTTTGTGCTGTCCGTCTTTCCTGTTGCAGCTGCGATGTTCTGGCCCTGTCCAGCTTTGTCTGTTGTCTGTGTGGCCGAGGTCCCATTGGTCTGCGGCTGTGACTGGCTGTCCGCATTTGACGCAGGTGTGTGTTTCGCCTGTGGCCAGTCGTACCTCCCATGCCCTGCGGAGGTGGCGGTGTGCTGCGTCGTATCCTCGTGCCGTTGAGCTGCCGCGCTGCCGCTCGTATGCGTGTGTGTGGATGGCGCAGAAGCGTGTGCCTTGTTTGACGAGTTGTGGGCAGTTGTGCCAGGCGCATCGACGAAGGCTCACTGTGAAATCCTCCAGCCTCTGGTGGTGTGTGTGGTGCTTCGGGCTGGAGTCGAACCAGCGCTTGTGGGGGGTGCACTATCTCTTATCACGGGCATTCAAAGAATCATGAAGCCATGGCCGGTTTGGCATCCGTCCTAGGTATCTGCGCTATCCCTTGTGCTCTGCCGCTGAGCTACCGAAGCTGGATATGAATAATGGCCCAGCTATCATTATGCTGAGCCATTCATTCTACGAACATACGACAGTATAGCATTTCAACGGTGACAGTCAAGTAGTGCAGCCAACTCGCCGAGGTTGAACACGTACTGCCGCTTGTGTTCCGTCGGCGTGGCGTGCGACAGTTTGCCGCGTCTGAGCCATTGGCTGATGAGGTTGCGTGATACGGTCAAGCCGTATCGTTTCAGCTCCTTGGCCGCGTCGCTGGGTGTGCCGGTGATTTGCACCTGCCATAATCGTTCGTCTCTGGCTGCTTTGATTGCTGGCGCAGCCCATTCACGGTGGCAGCCTTGGCATGTGACCGATTCTGCTTCTGGCGTGCCGGTGAGCATGCTGTCGCATTTTGGGCAGGTGCCGAGGATTATGAGCTCGTCTTCCGGCGTCAACGCTTGTTCGTTGCGTCTGGTGATGTGTTCCAGGGCGGCGTAGTCGTCTGCTGCGGTTGGCATGTTCAATATGGTGTGCCGGTTGCTGATGATGGCATACCATGCTTTACGCCAGTCGTATCCAGCGTATGCGGCGCGTATTTTGCCTGCCTGTTCCGCCAACCATGCCTCGCTGTCCGCGATGAGGCCTTGAGCGTGCGTGTCGATTGGCATTGGCGCGCTGCCTTTGTTCGGCGTGTGGCTTGTGGGGCCGATGTGCGCCTGTCGGAGCATGATGCTTCGCAGGGCGGGCAGTTGGACATGGCCGAGTTGGCGGATCAGCGTCCAGTAGTCTTCACGGCAGTTTGCGCAGAGCAGGTTCGCCGCCGCCGTTTTCATGGGCTTGTGGCAGTGCTGGCAGTCGGTCAAAGTCGAGTCTCCTTGTCGTATCGTGTGATGATCGCGGCGACTTCCGCTTTCGGCACCTGCGGCACGAGCGGCGCGATCTCGTCGAGCGAATATCCGGCCTGATGCCACTTGATGATCATGTTTTCGAGTATTTTCTTCATTTGTATTCCTCCACTGTGTTGCATCCGATGTATGCGCCTCGGTCTTTGAGGCATGCCCACGTCACATCGCCGGTCTTGACCATTTCCATTTGAAAATCGTGGTGGGTGGCCGTATACCACTGCATGGAGACGCATGTGCCGATGGCGAGGAAGATGATGAGCATGCAGGTGATGACGGTGCAGATTATTGTCTTCTCGGTGTTGGTCATTCGGCCTCCAGATATGGGTTTTCGCTTGTATATTGCGGGAAGTCGCATTCCTGGTCTTTCCATCCGGCTGCGTAGCCTTCCTGCCATGCTTTGCGGCGCTCGTGTTCCAACCATTCCAAGCTGTACATGGTTACCTGTTCCAAGCTGTGCATGTTTACCTGTTCGTCGTGTTTCATGATTTCTCCTTTTTAGAAAAGTGTTTGCTGTTCGCTGTCTTCGGATTGCGGCCATCCGAAATCCGATAGGTCATTCACCGGCAGTCCGGCCCACGGATCAGGATTGCCGGGCACCGGCCGCATTTTCGGAAAACCAGGAAGCGTCGAATAATGGAATCCGTTGTCGCCCACTTCCACCGGCTTGACGCTGACGGGCATCAGGCCACATTCGTGCGCGCCCAAATATTGGCCGTCCGGACTGATGCCTAATGGTCCGGCGACGGTTTCCAATCGGACGATGTCCATGTGGGACACGTGCCGGATGCGTATAAGCGGCCTGTCAAGGATGATCGCAGTAACCAGGTCGTCACCTTCGATGATTCCCGCGTCCCACGATTGCCAGACCACGTCCCTTTCGCTGAAAATCCACCGGCCGCATGAGCACACGACCGGAAAGAGATGCGCCGGATTGCCTTCCGGAGCGAACCGGCGCATCCACTGTGGCGGTTTCCTGCTCATCCCATCAGTCGCTTCCAAAAACCGTCGGACGCCTCCACGAGCCTGTAGCCACAGTATGGGCAGGTCACGTAATATGCTCCGACACGTTCTCCGCAATGCGCGCATTCCACATACCTGATCGTCTTGTTCATCTGTCTACCGCCTTCACATTCGTGTCCTCGATTTGATTAGGCACTTCGGACGGCATGGAGCCGCTGTAGCCGAGCATGGAACGGCAGTGGTCGGCTGTCTTTTCGTATGCGTTGATTTGTCCCTTCACGACACCGTATGCGTCCATTTCATGCTGCATCAGAAGAGCGTTCGCTAATCTCAGTCCTTCCACTTCTAGCTGTTCGCACCAGTCGATGACTTCCTGCAATGCTTTGTCTTTTTTCACTCACGTTCGTTACCATGGTGTTCCTCCTTAGTTGAGGCTTCGTTTGATTGATTTCCAGATCTGGTCGAGTTCGGCATCGGCCAATCCACTATCCCTACCGCGCTGCAGCAGGTCATCGTGGATCTGATGTTCGTTTTCCGGATGATTCTTCAGCCGTCCGTAAGCCCACGCATGCAGCGTGCTGTTGCGTTGGCCTTCCGGCACTGGCGTCATATCCGGCATGCCATTGGAAATCGACGTGGCACGCCTGTCGGCCATGACATCGTCCAGACTCATTTGCGGCGCGTCCGGCTTCGGCTCGCTCGTGTAACCGAAATCCTTGAGCATGCGCATGATCGCCTCGCTCGCCTCCGGCACCACGCCGGCAGGCAGATCCGCCAGCTCATACCGTTTGCCGTCGATGACGCTGCCGGGCCCAAGCACATAACCCTTGTTGCTCACACGCAGGTCGATCGGCAGATTCTGCTCATGCACCGCGTTCTTCAGCAAGCCGATATCCATGCCGGCTGGCATGCGATAGTACAGGTGCACGCCATGCGGTGTTTTCGTGACCAACGTGGCCGGCAGATTATCGGTACCGTAGTCGCCGGTCAATGCCTGCAAGCACTGCCAGCCGTCAGGCTCGCCATCCTCGGACGGCTTGTCGCAGTCGACGACGAAACAGTCGCCGAGCGGCACGACCGCATACCTGCTCATCTGGCCGGTGATGAACGATGCGTCCACGTGGCTATCGTCGGACGGATTCAACCGCCTCCACGACAACGACACCTTCCCGTCGACCGGACCTCCGGCCTTTCGCGCCTTGCCTTCGCATGGAGCGAAACCGACATGGCCGTCCAACGCCGATTCGACGATTCCGGCCAGATCATGACAATCGCCCACATCCTCCAACGGGAGCAGACTGTCACGAGACGGCTTCGACAATGCCTTCTGCCACCAAGTGTCGGCAGGCTCAGCCTCGTTGTCGAGAGCGGCCTTGAGATACACTTCGAAACGATCACGGTTAACGACACGGACGACACGAGGCTGTCCCTTGCCAGGCAATGCGCGAGAACGCGCGTTCTCCAGACCAAGCACATCCATAAGGGACTGAGGGATGGTCGTGTGGAATTCCTTGCGGTAGTCGCCTTTCACGGCAACCGGGTCACCGTACTGCTCTTCGTTCGACGCGATTTCGCTGATCAGCCAATACATCTCATCCGAGATGTTGCGGGCAGGGCTCAGACTCACGATCTCCGGCTCGTCCGACCTCTCCCACAGGCGGCACGACAGGACGAAGAACGCTGCGGGATGCCGATGGCAGAAGTCCTCGATCGCATGATACTGGTCATACGATCGACCATTCGACTGGTGGAATTCGACCTTGATGAAACGGCGCGAGTCCGAATTCTCGCTGGAATCGGCGAACTGCATGTTCGTCAGGTACAGCATCGTCGCGGTCGGCGTGACGACACGATACCTGCCTCCCGTCACTCGCGCGTTCATTTGCGAACCGGTCGACAATGCTCGCAGCAGGGGGAGCATGTCTTCGGTGACCGCGCACGCCTCATCGTCATAGGCGAATGCCTTGCCGTCCATCTCATCGTTCATCGATTCGCGGCCAAGCGTATAGCCGCCGCCAGCGCAATAGCCTTGCACACTGAAGCCGGGAAACACCTTGCCGACACCCAACACGCCAAGCAACGCCTGACGGGCGATCAGTGTCTTGCCATCACCACCGTGGCCGGACAGCACGTAGGAAAGCTGCTTGAACGGTTCCAGCCACGGAGTCGCGAACATGCGGCACAGGTTCGCATAGGACTTTTCGTCGACGGTCAGCCATCTGAGGATGCGTTCCGCGTCCTTCAACGCCTGATTGCCCATGCCAACGGGAGTGAACGTCTGTGTGACGGCGATATCCGGCTCGTCCCGCAGGCAAACGACTTTGCCGCTACGGCGCACCCATACGCAGGGGTCGCAGCGTACGCCGCGTTCGACTTGGTCGAACCATTGCGAACGTTTCGCCTCGCGCAGAATCGTGGCCGAATAGAGCGGATTGCGGTCACCGCTGCGCGCGTTTGCGCCGATATGATATTCGTCCTCGATGGTTTTGACCGGATGCCAGCTGTTGAGGATGAGTCTTTCGCCGTCATGGTCGGCCATGTCCGGGTCGCGACGCCATAACCTGTCCTGTGACGGGCAGTAGCGCAAATGGCCTTCGCGGAGTTCCCATATGGCTTTCTGGTAGCCCGCCGCGACGACGGGCTCTTTTTTGCGGTGGTCTTCCTCGGTGCCGCCTTGGCAGACGAGTTGGAGATTGCGGCCGTCGATGGTCGTGACGATCGTGCGGTCGTTCGCTGGCGTGAACGTGAGTTCGAGCAGATGAAAGATTCCTGCGAATCGTGCGGGCAGGCTCTCGGTAAGAATGGGCTCGTATTTGCGGTAGTCTTTCATTTTTCACCTCCTTGTTTGCCGCGTGCCATCGAGTGTGCCGTTCCACGGCCTATACACACATCACAAAAACAACAAAATAAATACATATATAAGAAACAACGGAACATTGGAATAGTTGTATATATATGTTTGGTTTGGTTGGAATTCCAACGATTCCACTGTGCCAAAGTTTTGGCACAGAATGGCACATGTGCCGTTTTTCTGATGATGTGAGCTGTTCACCGTGCCACCCTGTGCCTTTTCAGAGATTTCCTCTCGAAGAGATTCATCATGTTCGGGGCAGCGTCCGTCGCAGCCGCGACAGGCGTGGCGGACGCTGTAGTCAAATTCGACGGTTTTAGAATTCAGGCTCTTGTCCGCTGCCTGCGCCGAGCGCGTTGATGACCTGGTCGACCGGCTTGCCGAGCAGTCCCGCGATCTCCTGCGCGGTCTTTCCCGCAGCTGCGAGCTGGCTTATGGTCTGCCTGTCGCTCGCGGTCAGTCCGGTCGGCTGGCCGATGGTGGCCGGCTGGCCGTAAGCGGACTGTTGCGGCTGCTGTGGCGCATACTGCTGTTGTCCTGCCTGCGGGTCGTTCATCGCCGCGTTCAGATCGGACTGCTTCTTCGGCGTGACGACGTAGTCGTAGATCTTCGCATCGTTGTATCCGCGGGTCTTCGCTGGCTGCGTGCGGGCGAACGTGGCTTTCAGATGGTCGCCGACGTTCGGATGGTCGCCGACTCCGGCCTGACGGCATGCGAGGCGCAATTGGCCGATGTTGTAGCCTTTGACGTACACGCCGCGGATGCCGCTGTCGCCGACCCTGTCGGGGTCCTGCAGGCTGGTCTGCAAGTGGATGACGACCTGCGGTTTCGCCTTGCCGTTCGGATAAAACAACGGCTCCCCGGTGGTGAAGTCTGTCTGCTGTTCCGCGCGGATTTCGACGATTTCGCCTTCCACGCTGGTGCCGATCGGATCGTCCTTCGAGAAGGCGCTGGGCGCGCCGCCTTGCATGACGTCGTCGAGGCTTAACGTTTCGGCGGGCTGCTGCTGGTTTGACTGTGGATGGTAGCTGGCTCCGCCTTGCTGTGTGAATCCGCCACCGTAGTTATTCGTTCCGAACATTGTGTTTTTTTACCTTTCTGTTTTCCTGTAGGTGGATTCCAGCAGGCCGATGGCCTGCCGCCATTTGTCCGGCAACGCCGGATATTGGTCTTCGTTGAGTTCGGATAGTTGTCCGAGCTGATCGTCCGGCCAGCTGCCGCATTGGAAGCAGTGCGTCGGACTGGTCGGCAGAGCGTGGATCCACGCGTCGCGCATTTCGGTTCCGTCCTCTTGTTCGATGAGGTCGAGGAGGTTTGCGATGAGTTGCGCGCGGCTTAAAGCCCATTTGCCGGGGTTCGGGTCGAAGTCGAATTCGATCGGCAATGCGTCGGCGAGGCTGACGCTGTTCCTGGGCAGGAAGTAGATCGCGTTTCTTTTGCATGGTTCGCCGTCGTTTTCCAATCCGATGCCGTACAGGCTCGCCTGGATGCGGTATTGTTGCGATGGGCCGTTGGCTTTGACGTTGCGGATTGTGGTTGTGCCGGTGATTTTCCAGTCGATGGTCGTGTTGTTTTGCGCGTCGTACAGGTCGATGCTGCCGTGGATGGGCTGATGGCCGTGGAGTCCGTGGATTGCGCCGACGTCGACGTGTCTTTCGGCTTCGAAGCGTTTCACGGCCCATGGTTCTCCCCCATCGTCGTCCGGGACGGTGAATTCGTCCTTGCGAGCGTTGAACAGGTGTTCGAATCGTTCGTGGACGCAGGTGCCGATGAATGGGAGCCATGCGGCCGACTGGCGTTTCTCCCATCCTGCGAGTCTGGCTGCGAGGCAGTGTAGGCAGTCGGTGCCGAGTTCCGATGGTCCGATCTCCTTTTGCAGGCTTCTCGGCTGGTTGGTGATGTGGTCTTCGATGATGCCGCGGATTTCCGTCCACTCAGCCGGCTCCACCGTGGGTGCCGGCGTCGTTTCCGGTGTGGTCTGGTTTGCGGCCATGACTGCTTCAAGGTCGAGTTCGCTGGCCATTTTCATGCCTCGCATTTCACGTCGAATAGGTAGCGGTACAGGAGGTCGGAAAAGTATCCGAGGTCGTCCGCGTCGATGAGATACACGTTGTCGCTTAAGGACTTGTCGTAGGCGTCCAGCGCGTTGTTCAGCGCGTGGTTGAAGTGTTGTCTGATGATCTTGTCGCCAATCATTCGACCACCAGGCTTGCCGCGCCGACTTTCACGCAATCCTGCAAAGCGTTTTCGCCGACCAGTTTGATGATCGTGGACAATGCTTTCGGCTTGACCTGATAGCAGTCCGCATGCTGTTGGATTGGGAAGTGTTTTTCGAATGCTTTGGCGTCGAGGTTGCGTTTGCCTTTGCGGATTTTCACGGTCAATGGTCCGGCCGCGTATTCGCCGGGCTCGCGGTTTTCCATGATGAGCGCTTTGAGACTGTCGGCCTGTTCCTGCAGTTGGTGGATTCGGTCGAGGATTTCCGCGTATCTGCTTGCCAGCATGGCCAGTTCCTGCTGTTCTGCCATTGGTCAGTTCTCCTTTATTCTGGGATGTATTCTTTTTGGAAGTTGATGATTGCCTGCGTGCACGGTTGGTAGGGGTTGCCGTGCCAGGTGAGTGGGTCGCCGGTCTTGCGTTTGCGGGGTCCGCGCGTGCCGGTCACGAGCTTGTCGGGGCGTCTTACGTGGACGTTCGCGTCGATGATCTGCCGGTCATCCTCGTATGCGACGCCGTTGAGCGCGTCGGTGAAGAGTTTCGCGAGATTGTCCCAGTCGCGTCCGCGCCGGGTCATGGTCCAGAAGATGAGTGTGATGGCGACTGGGCCTTTGTACGGGGGCAGGGCTGGGTATTGTCGTCGCCATTCCGAGTAGACGCGATTCTCCGCTTTCCGCGTGGCTTCGGGGGTGATGCCGTGGCCGTTGTAGACGCGTGGCCGGCCTTTTGACTGTGGGTCTCCTGGGATTGTCAGCCTGCAGGTGGACGGCCATGATGGCAGGTCGAGCGTGTCGAAGCTCATTTCGCCGTGTCCTTGAGTGGGATGCGCTTCATTCCTTCGCCACCTTCATTTCCTGGACTTCACCGTTAAAAAAATCGATGATGAGATTGCAGATGGCGGGTGCCGACGTTTTGAGCGCGGTTTTTTCCTCTTCGCTTTCGGCTTTGACGGTGAAAACGCCGTCCTTGCTATCGAAATTGAGCTTCATTTTGCGTCCTTGCTGTAGTTGGCTTTCAGGTCCATGAGTTCACCGTCCAGCAGCTTGGTGGCGAACATGTATACGACCTTGTCGTTGGCGTGGTATGCGGCACGCTGCAATGCCGAGATGGAGTCGTAGATGCCGACCAGCGCGTTCGTGATGATGGCGCGCGTGTTCTCGCATTGTTTTTCCGGTGCTGTCTCCTTGTTGGCGGTGATTCCCTGGCTCATTGGTTCCTCCTTGCTGGCGGCTGGTTTCGATGTGACGGCCATGATGGTCTCCTTCTTCTTTCCGCTTGTGGTGGTTTTCCGTGTTGTCTTGCGTGGTGAATGCTTGTCGAAGGCCGGCAATAGTCCTTCCTTGCGGAGTTGGCTGAGAATGTTGCCGACGGTTTTCTGGCTCATGCCTAGCGCTTCGGCGGTTTCCTTGCCGTCGAACGGCTGGCCTTGGTCGATGCGGTTTTTGCAGTGCGCGAGGATGAGGTCTCGTTTCGACGGTGCTTCCGGTTTCGCCGGTAGGCCTTGCGTGAGGAGTCCGGCCTTGCGTAACGCCCGCATTTCGCCGATCTGGAGTCCGGCTTCGCCTGACTCGTCGTAGATGCTTTTCAGCTCGGCGAGCTCGTCGGCTGTGTATTCGTGTTTCAACGTGTTCCTTTCCTGAGTCTTTCGATCAATCGCCTGTTTTCGCGGATGAAAGCGTCCACGTCGATTCCCTGCTGTGTGAGGGTCGGTTTGCCGGTGTCGACGCGTGCTTTCCCGTCGCTTTTGACGTTTGGACTGCTTTGGACCCGTGTCACTGGAATGAACGTGCCGTTTTTCATCTCGCCACCGTCCTCTGGTACTTGTGTGCTAAAGCCCACTTTTCTGCGATTTGACGCTGGTAGCGGACTTTGCGCCTGTCCTGATGTCCTTCGGGCGGTTCCACGCCGATTTTCAAGTACGGCGGGCCCTTGCCGGTGCTCCGCCAGTTGGCAAGGGTGCGCACGCTCATGCCGAGCATGACGGCCAGTTCATTTGGCGTGAGCAGGTCTGTCATGGCCTGCCGTCCCGAATGTCGCCCATCGGGTCGATGTGGAGGCCGGTGAGCATTTCCGGGGTGTCGCTGTCACCTCCGCGTTCGAGATGACGCTTGAGCGCCTTGTCGATGGCCTGGCATGCGGTTCGGGCGGCAAGCGCGGTTGCTTTGCCGAGTCTGTTGCCGGGCAGGGTGACGCTGATCAGGCCGCCGTCCAGCGGCATGTCAAGTGCGGCGACGAACATTGGGTCGGATTCCGGGTTGTTGTCGGGGTCGATGTCGACGCAGAGCACCCATGTTGCCGACTGTGGTTTGTTTTCGCCCATTGTGTTTCCTTTGCTTGTTGACGTTGTGTGCCCCGTCCTGACGAGTGGATGGGGCTGAGTGGCTGGCGTCGGAGTCGAACCGATGCCTTCCCGTCCTTGGATTCCGAACGCCCCTTTGACTGTTGGAACGCGACCTGAACGTGTTCACGGCCGGTGGCGTGGCCGACGGCGATGGAAGCCGTCAGGCGGACTTGAAAGGGTTTGCAAGCACCGGAGTGCCTGCGTTTTTGATAGAGAGAGAAGAAGATTGGAATCCGTGGACGGGCGAACCGTCGCCCAGCCGAAGCCACGACAGAATGGTGTATGTAAACGCCGTGGCGGATTTGTTGTTTGTCGATATTCAGTTATGTGTCCCCGCCAGCCGACAATGGTGAACGTGGATGTCCGCGAAAAATATCCCAGATTTGGTTTGTTTTGTTGGACTGTCGGCTGGTGGGAAGTCTTTTAGTCGCGTGGTGCGAATCTGACGATCAGCCACAATGCGGTGGCGATGTACACGCCTTCCACCATGAGCGCGGCGGTGGTGCTGCCGCCATGCCATGTGAGCATGATGGTCAGGCTGGAGATGAGGCCGATGCTGACGATGGCGAAGAGGATGCGGCGGCGCGTGTAGTTCGGCTTCCGCGTCTTCTCCCGCTGGTCTTCGTCGAGCCAGCAGTCGTGGTCGGTCATTTCGCCATCCTCCTTTCGGATAGTTCCTTCAAGATGCGGTTGCAGTCACGGCGGATGTTCGCCAGGTCTGTCTGCGTGAGCAGGTATCGCGCGTGGCTGTCGCACGTGTCGATGGCGAGCTGGATGACGGCTGAATGGTCGCTGCGAGTGGTGCCGTCATCGAGGATTTCGAAGTAGAGGCTTCCATCCGTGGTGAGGCTCATCGTGTTCCTCCTATCGCGTCATAAAGGTGGTAGGCGAATGTTTCTGTGGTTTTGGCGTCCACTTCCGTGAGGATGGTCTTCCCGTCCTCGTGGAGTCTGACGAGTCTGGCGTCGTGTTCGCCGACTTGGATGGCGTAACCGGTCAGGCCGAGCATGATCGTCCGCGGGTCGAAGACCGTCTTCCGCTGTTCGGGCGGAGCTGGCGGGTTAAGCAGTTGCCCGCTCATTTCTGTGCTTCCTTGACGATCGTGTCGACGATGACGTCCACGAGGCCGGGCACGTCGATGTCCATCGGTCCGGTGATGTGGCCCAGGAATCGGCTAGCGTCGATTTCATCCCACTGTCCCGCGTATTGCGGGCGAATCATGTCGCCATGCTCGGCGAATTCGTCGAAGACGGCTTCCACGCAGG